GTCACATTCTGCCTTGAGTGCGGATGTTGAACGCAGTCTCAAACCACAAGTATTTCACAATCCACTCAAGTTTGATACAGTGCTATTCGATAAATTTCAGCGCTGGGTGTTTCAACATATTGATGAATTACTTCCCGGTATGCGGAAGAGCGTTAGAGGCGCCTCTTTCCAAGCATGGAACGAACGACCAACGTTCACGAAATCACAGCGATTCAAACAGGCGAAGATGTTCGAACATCTCAAGGCCAATGGATTTGCCGAACTGGGGATGATGACCCAGAAGGAAATGCACACTAAGATTGAGTCTCTCATGAAGAGTGGTGCTGCCGATGATTGTCGTGAATCTGTGGAGAAATTAGCTCCACGTGCCATCCAAGGCGCCAAGACCGATTTCAATGTTTTGGTGGCGCCGTGGATTTATGACTTTTCTAAGAAGTTAGCACAATGTTGGAACATTGGCAATGCCGATGGTCCAGTTTACACTAGTGGAGCCGATAATGCGTCCATAGGTAAATTCGTTCACAATGCAACCAGACGTTTGCCTGGCCATGCCATTCTTGAAGGCGATTTTGCTAGATTCGATACTACGGTTCATCGTCGGGTCCAAGCTTTAGAAATTGCCATCTATGAGTGGTGTGGTGCACCTGCCCACGTTCTCGCTCTCCTCCGTGCCAATATTAAGACGGTTGGAGGCGACAAGTGGAAGAACAAGTATTCCGTTGATGGTACCAGACACAGCGGTGATCCGAATACTTCATGTGGCAATTCATTGATTCAAGCTCTTGCTTTGTTGTTTTCAATGGCCTGCCACGACCAGGAACGCTCTAAGAGTAGTGTTCTACGCTCTCCACGAGATCTCATTGAGGCCCATGACATTAATTTGTTAGTCTTGGGTGATGACAACCATTGTGTCGCCGAAGAAATGTTTCTTCGCTCTTTTCCAAGTGTTGGTTATTTACAACGTCTCGGATTTGAACTCGAACCCAAGCTCCACGTGGGACCAAATGCCGTTTGGCGTTCCACGTTCTGTTCCTCGCGCTTTTATCCTTGTGTTAACGAGAAGAAAGAGGAATGTTTGGTACTTGGCCCCCCCATTGGACGTGTTGCTGCCAAAGCAGGTTATTTTGTTAACCCTCCGGAAAATGTCGCTCCGGAGCGTCTAGTGGCTGGGGATGCGCAAGGGCGCATGATGGATAGCCGGTTTGTCCCCTTCCTACGCGCTTATTGGGCGAGAACGCAACAACTCACCAAGCACGTCAAGGTAGATGAGCTTCGCATGACGAAAGAAATGCGTCGCGACCACTACTTCAAGTCTCATACTAAGGAAAAGTTTGAGGCTAGTCCCACCACTTGGGAAATGGTCAACCATGTGTATGGCCTAACCGAGAAGGATGAGGAGAAGTATGTGGAACTTTTGTCCCATGTCCGTTCCATAGGAGTCGTGTGCGATTTCGCGCCCCTCCGCCACTGCATGATAGTTGATGGTGTCCTAGTTGACACACATAATGAATACAAAGAAGAAGCTATCACAGACTCACCCTCACTTCCCGAACGCACCCCAGATGATGTTGTTCAAGATTACGGGAAAGAGTGCGTCGACGTCGGTATCTGTGCCATATGCATGGCGCCGGGATGTCGTGGCAATAAATACACAGTCATGCCGTCTGGTCAACATGGACCGAAAGGCAGCAACGAATGTACGCACCCATGCTATGCAGGGTCTTTGCGTGCTGACGATGCCGCTGAGGACGACTGTGCTATGACGGAATAAGGCTTGCTAGCCTAAACACTCACGTTTCCGGAATTTCGATAAACCGGGTGCCCCCGCGGACAAGTGTCCGTGTGTTAAATACACCACCAACTCAATCCACCCCGAGACAGGAAGACGTTTGTGAGCTTTAGGGCTCCGTCTTTGCTATGTATCCTCAGGGCTCTGGTTGTGCGTGAGAGTCCAAAGTCTCTAATCATTTATACTTGATAGTATGATGGGCACTTATTTCAACTTACGAATGTACACCCGCACATTCGGCTGAGCGCCGGATAGTGGGAGGTTCATAAACCCTTGTAGAAGGTTGAGCTTCCATTGTTCGTATTTTACTCCTGATTATTTCGATACTTGAAACCTATCCTATAACAGTATGGCTTTAGTTCCTTATGTCGGTCGTCGCGGTGCTCAAGGTGCCGTGGTTGCTGTCGGTCGTCACGTTGCACCGATGGTAATCAAAGGCGGTGCCAAAGTGGCCGGTCGCGTTGTCAAAGCGGCTTATGACTTAGGAAAACGCGCGGTAAAACGCTATCGTAACCGTTCATCTACGGCAATGGTTGTTTACAAACAACCATCTGCCCCAAGACACCGTGCCCAGACTTCGGGCACTTGGCAAGCTTCCAACAACCTGCCTGCTTCAGGCACAGGTTCAACGAAGATGTACAAGATGAACATCCCTTTGCGCCGCGAGTGTCTCGGTGCAGTAACCACGCCTGGTGCCACTTTCACCAACGTGACTTACGTTCTTAATCCAGCGAATAATACCACCTTTCCCTGGTTATCCACTATTGCAACAAAGTTTGAGAAGTACAAGTTTTCACACCTTAAATTCATTTTCGTGTCAACCTCTGCCTCTTCAATAGGAAGTACCAATACTGCTCTTGGTTCTGTTCTTCTCAATACCAACTATGATATTCTCGATCCCTCGTTCACTTCCCAACAGCAGATGGAAGATTACGGAGGGTTGACAGAAGTACGCCCATCACGAAACGGTCAGCACACCGTGGATACAGTTGGTCGTATTGGTGGTAATCGTGGTGAACGGTACGTCTTGTCGAGTACCGGTGCCACTGCCACCTATCCTAGTAGTTCTTCCGCACATGATTACGATCTTGGTTCTTTTCAGATCGCAACTGTCGGAATGCAGGCCGCCTCCACAGTCGGTCGGTTGTATGTTGAGTATGCTTTAACGCTCATACGGCCTAAGTTGGATACTCCCCTTGGTCAGGGGCTCATTGCCGCCCATTATGCTGGTGCTCCCACCACAACAAGCATTTTCGCCGGAATGACCTCTCGATCAGGAAGCACCATGGCATTGACGTTTCCATCTAACACGTCGTTTGTCATCCCTTCTCCGGGTCGTTACTTAGTTTGCATTGATGCAAAAGCCGCTACCACCTTCACGGCTGGTGGTGGCTTAACGGCCTCCACTAACTGCACGGCTGTCGTCGTTCTTAATGGGAATACTGCCTCAACAGCAGGAGCTTCCCAGACAACCGAGACCACCATCTTTGGTATCTTTGATGTCAATGCAGTTAATGGTGTCATTACTGTAGCAGCTCCTACCACGGTAACAGGGGCAGCTACCTCAGACCTGATCGTTTCGCAGATTCCAGGTGCATTGTTGGAGGATGTTCGAGAACCCACCAACATGGCGGACCGCCGTATTCGTAACTTAGAGAATATTATGCAGGCCCTGATGGCTGAGCGAACCAGACTTGGCAACGATTGCAAGTCTGATGCATACAATGATTGTCATGAAAATTCTGAAGATGACGACTTTGATATGCATGTTGAACCAGAGCATGGCGTTGCGGTTCAACACCAACGAATCCCTCCTCCACTGAAGGGTGACTATGTCATCCGGTCGGACGGTTCTGTTGTGCCCATGAGTGGTTCCACGCCAGGAGCCAAGGCTAAGGCCTCTCTCTCTTCGAGTGTACTTAACTCGTTGGGGATTGGTAGCTAGCCCTTGCGTCGTACGACGCACCTGTCGCTCTGGAGCGCGACTTGTACCAACTGCTTAGCCTCCTGCATCTAACGGTCGACGTATTCCCGCGGTAGGGTTTCAGAATTGGCTGATTTGCATTTTGTGTGTGTTCACGCGTGTCTTTGACTACGGTCGTCCGCTTACCATCGGTTCCGCCCAGTACACTTCACTTGATGAGGTGCTGAGAGTGTTATGAATCGGGACGGTCAGCGATCGTACGAGACTCCCACCCGGGCTGTATA